TATGACTTATGGAAATGTAGATTTTGAAATGTTAGACCACATAAATAGAGATAGAAGTGATAATAGAATTTGTAATTTAAGAATTTCTGATTATAAAAAAAATGGATATAATCGTGATGCAAAAGGTTATAATTATGATTATAATAAATGGAGAGCAAGAATAAAAGTCGATGGTAAAAATATACCATTAGGTAGATTTGATACAGAAATAGAAGCAAAAAATGCTTATTTAGAAGCTAAAAAAAAGTATCACATTATTTGATATAATAAAATAAAATAGTTAAATTTACATATAACCAATTAAAAACAGAACAATGTGTATATTAAACAACTTTATGGAAGATGCCTTGTTTCATCTTAAACTAAAACAAGAATACGAATACAGAATGTGGGAACAATTTATCCAAGAACAAGAAGAAAAAGAAAAGGCTGAAGAACTAGCAGCAATTCAATACTTCAAAGATTTGGAACAATACGAAACTCTAATGATGGAAAGAGAGTATAAAGAAATCCAAGAATGGGAATATATTAAAAACAATTAAAAACAAGAACAAAAATGGCACAATCACAAGGAAAACAAATCAGCACACAATCAAATCTTAAACTACTTGTAGAATACATGCAATGTAGAGAGAAATGTTTAACATTAGTAGAACTAATGCAAATCACAACAGTATTAAATGATTTCGTTGAGAATGGATACTCAAAGGAATTAGAAGGAAGGTTTGAGAAAGTAGAACAAATAATCTTCCAAAACAATCCATTAAACAAATAATTTCCATAGATAATTAAGATTGAAGACAAGGTGGGGACGTATTGTTGTTCTGGTTCTGTGAAATCCCCACCACTTCAGTTTCTTTTTTTCTAAATTCAAAAAGAGGGTTAGTATTTCTTACTAGCCCTTTTTTTTTATTCTTAAAATAACAAAACCAAATTACCTGATATTTATTAAAAAAAGAAATTATGATTCCATTAGAAGAAAAACAAGAAGTTGAAAATCTATTATCCTTACATAGATTTACAGACCAAGACATGCAAGTACTACAAAGAATTGTGAATAAGTATATCAGTCCTACTTATCAAGCATGTAATTATTGCACAGCACAACTAAAACACATCTTAAAAAGATTAAGAGCGTGGTATGATATTCAAACCTTTGAACCTGTAAGTGTTAGTGAAGGAAAAGAAGAACTAAAAGAAATGTTTGAAACACCTGAAATAGATGTTGATATAAAAGAAGCGGACGAACAAGGATGCATGAAATGTAGTAGAAAAAAGAAAGTAAAGAAATGATTGATTTAAGATTAGGGGACTGCTTAGAAGTCCTAAAAACATTAGAAGACAATTCAGTAGATAGTATTGTTACAGACCCTCCATATCACCTTACATCAATTGTAAAACGATTTGGTAAAGAAGGTTCAGCACCAGCCCAATATGGAACAGATGGGGCATTTGCAAGAGCATCAAAAGGATTTATGGGAAAAGAATGGGATGGAGGAGACATTGCATTTAGAACTGATGTATGGAAAGAATGTTATAGAGTATTAAAACCAGGTGGTCATCTATTATCATTTGGTGGTTCAAGGACATATCATAGAATGGCTGTGGCAATAGAAGACGCAGGGTTTGAGGTAAGAGACCAAATTATGTGGGTTTATGGTTCAGGCTTTCCCAAATCACATAACATCGGTAAGGCTGTTGATAAGATACAAGGTAATGAAAGTAAGATTAAAGGTTTTGTTCCACGCTACCCTGAAGGAACAAGAGGTGAAAAATCAACAGGTGATAGTTCGTGGTTTGGTGGAAATGGATTTGAAGAACAACCTGGTATGAAACCTGTATTTGAAATTAATAATGAATGGGAAGGGTGGGGAAGCTCGCTCAAACCAGCCCATGAGCCTATTTGTATGGCAAGAAAACCTTTAAGTGAAAAATCAATTGCTGAGAATGTATTGAAATGGGGAACAGGTGGAATAAACATAGATGATTGTAGAATACCATTTGATATGACTGATACAAACCCAGCAACCAATCCATTATATCGTCAGGAGAATGAATATAAGATGCCAGAAAAAGGACAAGAAAGTAATGGAGCAGTTAGTTTCACTTCAAGTAAAAATGAAATATCACAAGAAGGTAGATTTCCTGCTAATATAATATTTGATGAAGAGGCTGGTAAGATATTGGACGAACAGAGTGGTATAAGTAAATCAACAGGGTCAGTTAGAAAAAAAGATACAGAGACAAACCCATCAAATATGGATTTCAAACATAAGGAAGGTGAAAACTCAAACCCATACGCAGGTCAATCAGGTGGAGCATCAAGGTTCTTTTATTGTCCCAAAGTATCCAAGAAGGAACGAAACGAAGGAATGGAACACGAGGTAGGGGTATTTCATCAAAGACCAAGACGAGAAGATGGAACTATTATCTACAAAGAAACTCACCCTGAAGAATGGAAAGAAGCGATGGATAAATTACCAAGAAAAGATAAGACATCAAAGGCAGCAGCAGAAGAAAAACTACAAGGTAAAAAAGGTAATATACACCCAACAGTTAAACCAATTAAACTTATGGAATATCTTATTACACTTGTAACACCAAAAGGTGGAGTTGTATTGGAACCATTTATGGGTTCAGGTTCAACAGGGATTGCAGCAAAGAATTTGGGAATGTCTTTTATTGGAATTGAAAGAGAAGAAGAGTATTTTGAAATTGCTAAACAAAGAATAAATGGAAACTAGTATGATTTGGAGATTATTTAGACCAAGACCAATCTTTGTTTTAACACTACCAACAATATTACCTATGGAAGAACAGGCAATTGTTAAAGAAGCTCTTAAAAAAGAATTGGGAAATGAATACAAGGTTGTTGTATTGATGGATAGTCATAAAACATATGTGGAAACAAAAATACTAAAATGATAAATCAGATATTTAATGAAGATTGTTTGGAAACGATGAAGAAGATGCCAGACAATTATGTTGATTTAGTACTAACCAGTCCCCCATACGATAATATGAGACAATATGGTGGAAATAAGACATATCACCAACGATTAAAAAATACAGGTTATTCATTTCAATTTGAAGAAATAGCAAAGGAATTAACAAGAGTTCTTAAACCTGGTGGAGTTATTATGTGGAATATCCAAGACCAAATCATAAATGGTTCAAAGACAGGTAATTCTATGAGACAAGCACTATACTTTATGGAGATTGGATTAAACCTACACGACCATTTAATATGGGAAAAGACAGGCACACCATTTCCTTCACCATATCGTTATAGAAATGTGTGGGAGAATATGTTTATCTTTTCAAAAGGAAAACCAACTACATTTAATCCTATTATGATTAAAAATAAAACAGGTGGTCGTATTTGGGATAATAGAAGACAAAGAAATCACGAAGGGATTTTAGAAGAAACACAAAAGGTTATTAAAGTAAAAGAGTTTGGGATTGATAAAAATGTATGGTTGATTCCAAATGGATATTCTAATTCAAAAGAGTTCAAGGGAGCTGAATCACACCCAGCAATATTCCCCGATGAATTAGCAAAAAGACATATCCAATCTTGGACAAATGAAGGAGATATTGTATATGACCCATTTTTAGGTTCAGCCACAACTACAAGAGTTGCAAAAGAATTAAATAGAAAATGGATTGGAAGTGAATTACATAAACCATACTTTGATGTATGTGAAAAAATAATGAGTTATGAACCTATCAGCAAAACATAAAGCATTCTGTGATGAGTATTTAAGCAATGGTTTGAATGCTACTCAAGCCTACAAATCTGTCTATAAAACAAATGATAAAGTGTCGGAAGCAAGTGCGTCTAGATTGTTATTAAATGTTAAGGTTAAGGATTATCTACAGAAACAACAAGAAAAGACCGCAAAACGATTAGAAATTAGAAAAGAAGACCTCATCCAAGACCTCCTAACAATCAAAGAAAATAATATGGAAGATGCCCCACCATTTGCAATCAAAGCAATTGAGGTCATCAATAAGATGTTAGGATTTAATGCAAGTGAGAAATCTGAAATAACAATTACAGAACAACCTTTATTTTTGGATGACGAACCAGAAGAGTAAGTTTATTTACACAAGTGCTTTAAGAAAAATTAGACAGATGAAATCCCGTATCAAAGTTATACAGGGTGGAACATCTGCATCAAAGACATTTTCAATTCTGGCAATCCTTATTGATAAAGCAATCAAAATCCCCAACCTTGAAATATCTGTTGTATCAGAATCAATCCCGCATCTTCGTAGGGGAGCAAACAAGGACTTCTTGAAGATTATGAAAGAGACTGGTAGGTATATCCCTCACCACTACAATAAAACACTCTTACGATACGAATTTTCAAATGGGTCTTATATTGAGTTCTTTTCTGCTGACGATGAAAGTAGATTAAGGGGCGCAAGACGCAATATATTGTATTTGAATGAATCTAACAACATCAACTACGATGCATACCTTCAGTTACAAATTAGAACAGATGGTGAGATTTACCTTGACTACAACCCTACCAGTAGATTTTGGGTTCATACAGAAGTAATAGGACAACCTGATACAGAACTTTTAATTCTTACATACAAAGACAATGAAGCCTTATCAGAAGAGATTGTAAAACAACTTGAAGCAAATAGATATAAAGCCCTAACAAGTTCATATTGGGACAATTGGTGTAGAGTATATCTTGATGGTGAAATAGGACAAGTGGAGGGTTCAGTATTTAATGAATACACTGTTGTTGATAGAATACCAGAGGAAGCTAAATTACTTGGTTATGGAATTGACTTTGGTTATTCTTCTGACCCCGCCGCTGTTACAGCACTCTATAAAATGGATGGGGAAATTTATATTGACGAAATCATTTATCAAACAGGATTATTAAATTCTGAATTGGCAAGTATGATGAAACAATATAACATAAAAGAAGATTGTTATGCCGATAGCGCGGAACCTAAATCAATCGCTGAATTGAAAAGATTTGGTTTGAAAGTAAAACCCGTTGAAAAGGGTAAAGATAGTGTGAATTATGGAATACAGGTCTTACAACAACACAAAATGTATGTAACAAGACGTTCAACTAATTTATTAGAAGAGTTAAGTAAGTATTTTTGGAAAAAGAATAGAGATGGTGGATGGGATACCACACCGATAGATGCTTATAACCACGCTATTGACTCAGTAAGATATGTAGCCCTTATGACTTTAGGTGCGAGAAGAGAATATAGTAGGAAGCCTATGATTGGAATTATGAATAATTATTGATTATATTTTATATATGAAAACTAGAAATGAAAAGTGTGAAATATTAAAATCACAAGGTTATAAATATGACCCCAACACAGGAAAAATTTATGGTATGCATGGTAAAGAAATCGTAAGACTTTCAGACCAAGGATATATAAATTTAAGATATAATTTAAGAGGACATCACTTTGCTTGGTATTGTGTCTATGGTAATACTGACTTTGAGCATTTAGACCATATCAATAGAATAAAAACTGATAATAGGATTTCTAATCTTCGTAAAGTGTCTCATGCAGAAAATCAAATAAATAGATTAGGAAAGGGATATTGTTGGTCTAATGAAAAAAATAAGTGGAGAGCATCTATACAAACTAATAAAGTTCAACAACATTTAGGATATTTCAACACAGAAGAAGAGGCAAGGGAAGCATACATAAAAGCAAAGGTAAAATTACTACCATAAAAACATTTAGAATACCAAGATATTTATTAAAAAAAAAGAAATATGATTGAAGTTAAAATTGAAACAGACGAAGATGAATTGTTATACCAATTCCCCGAAAATTGGGATGAGGTAACAGTTAAACAATTTTGTGATGTGTTTAAAAACAATTATGATAACCATAGTAGTTTTTATGCATCAGTATTGTTGATGTCAGCTCTAACGGGGGTTGATAAAGAAATTATTGAAATGATGGATGTGGATGATTTCAAAATGTTATTGGAGAAATTAAAGTTCATGCAACAAGACGTAATCAAAAGTGAAGATGATAAAATAATCATCAACGATGAGGAGTATTTCTTGCATAACGACTTTTCTAAATACACGACAGGGGAAATCATCACCATAGAGATTTTATTGGAACAGGCAGAAAATAATGTGATTACAATAATGCCTGAACTTTTATGTGTATTCTTAAGAAAGAAAAATTCAAAAGGTAATTTGGAAAAGTTCAAGACATCTTTTATGGCAAGAAAGGAAGAGTTTTATAAACTCCC